CTCCGAGTATTCGCTTCTTCCTTCCTTACCTACGAAAGTATGTTTAAGAATTGGGTTTTGCTTTACGCTTCTTTTGTAATCTTGGAATAAATCCCAAAGGTGTTCGGGGGATTGTATCTTAGTAGTTCCTAAAGGTCTTGCCATTTTAATTCGTGTTTATATAATTGCGCCTATACCCCTTAACGCTCTAACTACGTCTACGTTGTTATCGTAGTGAGTAACTATTCCGAGTTCTTTTACCTTTGCTATTTTATCTTCGTTAGAACCCATTGCGTAAACTCTACCTACGGGTATTCCTAATTCGTTATCCTTGTAGGTAAGAATTAAAAAGTCCGAGTCGGGTTCGTCTTTAAGTTCGGTGTGTACCCAAAATTCGTTAGCAGGGTTAAAATCCAAGTAAACTTCCTTCCGTGTTCGTATAGCCAACTCGTTATAAGCGTCAAAGGTTACATTGTTACATTCGTTGATATAGAGAATGTCGCGACGCGCTCCACGGAGTTTACTCGAATCGTCTGCGGAAAAGAATTCAATTACCGAACCATTTGCGAACTCATAACGAAGTAAAGATTTATTAAACCTATCTTCGAAGAATCTTCCCGTCCATTTCATTATCTTTAAGAAGTCCTTTAACGCACCCCGTCTTAAATGGGGTATTGTTTCCGCAACTACGCTTATTTCAATTCCTTCCGTTCGTGCGGCTCTATCAATTAACACGGGTAGAATCCCAAACGTCTTACCCGCCGAAGTTCCACCTTGAATAATTTTTATTCGTTTTTTAAGATTCAGAATCTTCTTTATCGCCGTCGTTTTCCGAAACATCTGGGAAAAGTGGTTGTTCTACGTTAGTAATTTCTTTTTTCTCTACCAAGTTGTTTAGACGCGCCGTAATGCTTGGATTATATATCCCTGCCATTCCCCCGCCTATTTGGTCGTTTCTAACTTCCTTGCGTATACGCGTAGCGATAGTTAAAAAACGCTTATATCTTCCGTTCGTGTTTGCGAAATAGTGGCTTAAATCACCTATAACGCCTAAGTCCGCGCAATAACATTCGAAGCCTTCTATTGTTAACGGACGTTCTAACTCCGAGTATTCGCTTCTTCCTTCCTTACCTACGAAAGTATGTTTAAGGATTGGGTTTTGCTTTACGCTTCTTTTGTAATCTTGGAATAATTCCCATAAGTGTTCGGGGGATTGTATCTTAGTGCTTCCTAAAGGTCGTGCCATTTTAATTCGTGTTTATATAATTGCGCCTATACCCCTTAACGCTCTAACTACGTCTACGTTGTTATCGTAGTGCGTAACTATTCCAAGTTCTTTTACCTTTGCTATTTTATCTTCATTAGAACCCATAGCGTAAACTCTACCTACGGGTATTCCTAATTCGTTTGCTTTAGGTAACATTGCTTCCTTATTTTGACGTGCGGATATTATGTAAATTTCTGCGCCTTCGTTAATTAGTTGTTTCGCTTTTTCGTAACCTCGTTTTGTGCTTAAGGTACCGTCAAAATCAAACGAAATCTTTTCCCCGGCTAATTTAGTTTTAAATGCGTCTTGACAAACTGCGTAACGTTGATCCACGTCGTATTCTTCGGTCATTTTGGAATCCCCCATACAACGTTGGATAAATTCCTTTTCGGTTTCGTTACTTGTCGGTTGTGGTATTGGCATCTTGTTCTTGTTTATATACTGCGTAAAGTTGATTTAATTTATTTACGATTTCGCGTAGACACGAACCACAAGAAGTTGGTTGCATCCTTTCGTGCAAAACTCGATTGTAAATCTTTAATAGTTCCCGTTGCTCACTTGGATTAACATTAGTTCTTCCGCGATTATAAAACGCATCTAAGTAAGAATATTCTTCTTCGGTTAAACATTCGGGTTTCTTGTATCGCCAAAGTTCGTTTAGTTTCGCTTTACGTTCTTCGCATCCGCAATCTTCGCCCATTACCCACTTTGCTACTTTTGCGATTCCCGTAGATTCTAAAATATTTTCTACGGTATCTCCTAAACCTTCCGCTTGTTTTTTTCTTGGTCTTGCCATAACTTATTTATTTAATTAATTCAAAATCTTCGTTTTTGTAGTCCGTGTAATCTTCCCCAACGGCTATTCTTATTTTTTGTTTGCAGTTCTTTAAGGTGTTGAAAATAGAACTCGAACTTATTTTCGTTTCGGCTGCTATATCCCTTATGCTTAAATCCGTGTCTCGGTAGAGTTCAAATAATTTTTGGTCATACCAATGCCACGAATCCACTTCGTTTTCTATCTTACCTAAGATTTTTAGATAGGCTTCGTGTTTATCTAATTGGCTTGGTTCGTCTTTTATTTGTATTGCTTCGATATCAAAGCCTTCAAACTTTCCTTTATTACGAATAGCATAAAGATACATATTACGTAAAGTGAAATACATAAAGCCTTTATTGATTTGACCATTTGTTATTACGTTTTCGGGTTTCGTGTATTTGTATAATCTAAGGTAACATTCTTGCACAAGGTCTTCTGCGTATAAATCTTCGCCAAATGTTTTAACAAGTTTTACCCATTCTTTGTGGTCTTTTGCCACATCTTTAAGCCATTCCATAGTGCTTAGTTTGTTGTCAAATATAATGATTAATTTTTAATCACAATATAAAATAAAAAAAAGCCACCTTATTCGGGTGGCAATCCATTGTAAAAACGATAAACGAATGCGTCTAACTTCTTTGCAGTTTCTAAACTTACGGGCTTACCAAGTAAGAACCTGTCTAGATTGTATTGGTGCATTTTGTGTCCTCGTTCTTTGATTTCGGTTACTATTTGATTCCGTGTTTTTGTTTCTAGAATCTTGCGTAAATAACCTCGTAAGGAGTAATCGTCTATAAACATATTAAAAAGGTAAATCGTCTTTTTCTATTACTTGAGTGTGGACTTGTTTCGGTGTTTCGTTCACGTATGGTTCGCTAAATGAACACGAAAAGTATTTAATTCCTTTCGAAGATTCTTTAAGCCAAAGTGCTATTTCCATTTCTTTTCCGTTTACGTTTACTTTTCCTCGGTAGTCGGGTTGTTTTTCGTTCGTCTTTTTGTCGTTCTTAAAAATCGCTCCCGTGTTGTTTTTTGTTTCCATTTGTTATTTATTTAAGTTTATTTCGTGTTCTTGTAGGCTATTAAAAAACGTTTCTCTTATGCGTTCAACCATATTAAATTCGTCTTCGTTTAGTTCTTCGTATTTCCATAGTTTACGTAGTTCCGCTTGCATTTCCCAAAGAACGTTTAACATAGCTTGTCCTTTAGTTGCGCAATAGTATTCCGCTTCTTCGTCGGGTAAGTTAAATTCGAGTGTTGCTTTCATATCATTTCTATTTTATTAATGGGGCAATTTTTACCCCTTATCCTTATCTAGTTTTTTGTGCAAGAAACTTGACATCTTGCTTCAGTTTCTCAATATAAAGAGTAGCGTCCATAAGTTCTTCCTGAAGGTGGTTAAGCCACCCTATTAAATCAACGTCTTTGCGGTCTAGGTTAGTTCCGTATTTTTTTATTCCTCGTTTACTGCGTTCGTGGTATTTAGTCATTACGGATATTAAAATAGTGTCTTCGTGTTTTATTGGTTCTTGGTCGTGTGTTATATTCATAAGGTTTTCATTAATAGGTTATAGTATTCTCTACATAGTTCGACACGTTCTTTAATTTGTTCTATTATGGATTCGTCTTTTTGTACAAACCAATATTTAACCCTGCGATTCTTTGGAATGTGGCTAAACTTGTGCTTTGCTTCGATTTCTTCGCGTAGTTCTTGCGATTCATCTATTAAATGAAACTTCCAATGTGCGCGTCTTATTTCATCTTCTACCATTTCGTTTGGAGTATCTATAAGGCAATAAGCTAAGATAGATTCGTTTTTACCCGTTAACCACATATAACCTTGCAACTGATAATAGTAATCCTTGTTAGGCAACTCCGTTTCAAACCACGGGAATGTTGAAGCGTCCCAAGAAGATTTAACGTCTATTAATACTTCGTCCGTATTTACGTCGGGAGTTCCTGTTAACCAATCGTTAGTAAAGTGTTCGTCGTTCTTGTATATAAACTTAAAATTTAAGATGTCGTTAACAAGTGCTATCGATTCTTCTTCTACTTCGTTTCCTTTATCCGTGTAACGTGAACTAAATTCTTTGCGGATTCCGTATTTTTCTTTTAATACGATTTCTTCAACATACGACTTTGCCGTTTGCGATAGGACTTCCCCCGACTTACGGGGGTTAGTCATTATCTTACCAATCTGAGAACATCGGACTTTCATACGTTTTCAAGTAATTTGGTTTGACCTTCCGTTAATTCGAACTTTTCGATTAGTTCTTCCTTGGTATATTTACCTTCTGCAATCATTTCTAAAGCCTTACCAAGTCTTTTATTATCTATAGTAGGTCTTTTCTTTACTTGTTCGCCCGAAGCGTCCGTATCTTTGTCCGTAACTAATCCGAGCGCGGAACTTAAAGCGTATCGACGAAAGTAAGTAACACCACTTCCGAAACTTTGATAGTCGTTCATACCTTTTAATTCGACTTGCGGAATGGCTACTTTAGATTCTAATGTTTCGCCACTTTCAACGTGGAAAATAACCGTAGCAATATAATCGATTCCTTCTTTAGTGTCAAGTAATTGCGTAAAGCCTAATCCGTGTTTTTTTAGAAGCGGGTTAACTACTTCAAAAATCTTAGGTAAATCTGCGTAACTATACCCGTAGCCTTGCGTACCTTTGTGAATTACGGGTACTTCTTGTTGGAAGGCTGCCAACGACTTAAATAAATGTTTCATAGCGTATAAATTAAAACGTGCGTTAACCAAGTCGCACCCCTTGTTTTGATTAAATTCTTACTATCTTTCCAACTTTATTGTTGTCTATTCTTTTTTTAGAATATCTACCACTTTCTAAACCAGTTTCGGGTAGAATAACTTTAACAAAATCATCAGTAACATAACTAACAACACAATTTACTGAGTATAAAATATCATCATTTTGTATTTTTACTATTGTCCAATCTTCTTGTATTTGTTTATTTTTATTTATCCAAAATTGTAGTTCTATTATACTACCTTCTTTTAGATTTACTGATTTCAATTCTGTTGTTTTCATATCGTTTCGTTTTTATTTATTATTGATTATTAATTATTTTGTAATTGTACCATAAAACACGCGCGGGATACAACCTCATTTGCATTTGCAAAATTTGTCATAACGTTTGCAAGTAAAACAAACATTTCTAATTCGCCGTTTTTGTTTTCTTGTTGTGAAATACAATTTTGTGGTAATGTGTTTGCAACCTCATCG